TCCGCTTGATAATCACCAAGCGCACCACTCCACCATAAGCCACCCCACTTGGCAACACAGGCTTCGCCCATCGTGCCATAGATATTGATTGCCCATGCAGTCATGTCTGTTGGTGCGCCATACTTAGGCTTACGATCATCACGTAAATTCTGCACCATCCTCATTAATCCATGTTGTCCGGCAGTCAGCATTTCTGCCGGTGTTAAAGTAACCTTAATTAATTCTCGTTGAACTCTGTCCATTTTTCATTCACCCACTCCAAAGGGTCTATGCCTTGCAATGCCCACCACCTATTCTCATTACCATCTGCATGTAACTGCCTATGATGTTCTTCGCACAATGGAACTGCGAACTGGTCTCCAGTCCTTCTCATTCCACGTGAGCCTTCCATAATATGAGTAAGGTGATGTGCTTGTGGCGGTCTATTACAAACTAAACAACCATGACTACGAACAAAAGATAAATACTTTTGTGAACGTATCTTGTCTGCCCAATCGTTAGAAGGGGATGTCTTGGTCACTCTTGTTATCAGGTTTAAACGATGTACTTTCTGCGTCAGAATGTGTCGTTGACTGCTTTGTGTAACCAACATCTTTAGGTTTAGGTGTTCCTTGATAGTATGTTTTATTACCATCTTTAGAAATCTTCTTCCAACTGTTAGCTTCTAAGTCAGCACCATTAAGAGTAAGACTAACTAAATAATCAGGTCTCTTGTCGCCTTCTTCTTTACGATTGTTTTTGTATATGCGTAGCTTGTGTTCTTCTCCATTTACTCTAAAGAATACACTTACGTCTATCGCACTATTAGGGTTCTCGTTGTTAGGAAATATTCTAACGCTATCAGGATATTCGTTTTCCATTTTTTTTCTCCATTAATTAAACAATATTTAAAAGTAAGTAGCTAGTGCATGATGGTTTAGCACTCATTTACTTTTATCCTCAACCTACTTAGTGTCCTCTTACTCGTTTAACCGAATACTCACACGTCAGGATTTTATAAAGGCTCATTCCTAGCTACTCACCATTTATTTCTCACCATTCTCGTCTTGATTTATTACTTCTCTGATGCTTTTTAATTCTTCTACTGCATCATCAAACTTTTTCTTGTCCAGTCTTTGAAGTGCTGATGTCTTTTCAGCACCCTCAAGCCATAGCTTTTCAACCTCAAGAACAGTATCTTTACCCCTTGCTTCTTCAAGCAAGTCGTCTATAAACTTATGCAATTCTTTTTTGTCGTCAGGTTCTTTAACTGCACCGCCTTTCTGCACTTGTGGTTTCGCTCCCACGTGGTCAGTATCAGCTATCTGCCCATCATCATCTTCGTCTGTTGCCAAGCAAAGCATAGCACTCAAAGAATACCTACGCATATATGTGAGCGCACTACCCATAGCTTGAGCGCCATCACGCTGTTGCTTCAAAGGCAATTCGCTTTCTATCCACTCGCCACTCTCATGTAGTAATCTTGTTACAAGTGTATATCCTCTATCACTTATTATGGGTATCTGTATTACAGACAATCCATTCTTAGATGTGATAGGCAATATGGTTTCCAGTATAAGAGCAAGGTCAGCATAGCTATAGGTATAACCTTTGCCATCATGTGTTTGCACTTTAACTGTTTTTGTTTTGGGAAGTATGGGGAACTCTGATTGCGCCACCGCTAATGCTTTACCTAACTCATTTAATTGAGCGCTAGTCCGCATAAGGGGGTGTTGCTTAAAGATTTCTCCAGTAGAACTATCTATATTATCCATTCAATTCTCCTTGATATTGGTCACAGTATGAGGATACATCACAGAACTTCGCACAACGCATTGCTTCGCCCTTACGATGATCGATAATATAATCCTCGTTATTATCTACAAATGTTTCAGCATCTTCTTGTGTGTCAAAGAGTTTAAACGCTCTCTTGCCACCCTCTTTCAACACCGCCCACTTGTCCGGTTTCTTCCACCTTTCTTCGTCAGAACAATCCGGCAAAGTAAGAGTGGCAAGCTGATGTGATTCCACTTTATCACGCACAAATTCTTCCTGTTCTGCAAAAGTCCAAAGGTCTATTTCAGTTACAGTTACTTCGTGTTGTGGATAGTCAGGGTTTCTATCAGCTTCAAATGACGAATGGTCGCGTATGATATTAACAATCTGTAGTTGGGATACATCCCTACCATTCTTGCGAGCAAGCCAAGCATAAATGTTTAGTTGCTCTACATCACTACGCCTACCATTCATCACAGCATAAGCCTTACGAGTTTTCCAATCCATAATTGTTATGCCTTGAGGGTCTAATCTTTGCACGTCTATTTGACCTGACACAGTCCAACCGCATGACTCCGCAAAATATCTTTGCTCCAAGATATAACCCTCTAGCGTTCCTAGTTCTAGGATATGATGCACCGCCCTTCCAAACAGAGACCACACTTGCTTGGACACATCTACAACGAGTTCATCGTCATGTTGTTGTGCTAGGTGCGCTTGTCTAGGGGGTTTGAGTAGTCCAGTTGCAGAGATATCTGCCTTGCCACGTGTATAAGTGTCACGCATTACTGCCTTCGCAAATACTTCCGGTAGGTTCAGGTCGTTACTATACTTCATTACACTCTCACATATAACTTTATATACTTTGTAATCTATTGTCAAATAATATATAAAAAATGTTAATTAATGGCTAAAGAAAAGGGGGGATGCGTTCTTCTTGGGAATGATACCCCCCCTTTTAACTGGAGTATTGAACATGGATTGTTCAACAGAATGAAAGTTTTTAAAAAAAACTTGCACTCACATATCATTCTATACTATCCTAGAGAATAGACAAGTCGTGGGGTAAGACCATAGGGTTTGTCATTAATAGGTTACTATGGGATGCATACATAGCCTAATGCGAGACCGAAAGTGTGAACGCAGTATGCCTTAAAGCACTATGATTTAAGTAAGTAGCACACGAATCAAACATCATGTGCGATAGTTTGATGCCAATGGCGAAGTCCGAGAAGATTAGCATGGTATGGTGTCTATCCTATGTGTAAACGTAGGATGTTAGACCTATGCCATAACTCAATCCTCAAAGATTAGCATGGATTAAGGGTCTTAAATATATAAAAACTGGAGAAAAATATGGATGATGAATACGCTTTTGAAGGTGTTGTCATAAGGCTTAAACAAAAAGACTATGACAAGTGGCTCAAAAACTTCAAGAATATACCCAACTTAGATGCAGTCCTTATGTCAAGGGACGTGTGGCTTTCAGAAGAAGCTGACGATTCCGCACGAAAGAAATGGTTTATGTCTACTGTAAACTACCTTGTCAATGTGGATGCAAGATTCAAAGACAAGAATAAGAAAGATGAACAAGGACGTAGACTGGGCGAGGATGGGAAACATATATTTAAGAGGATGCCATGAACGATATACCTTTAACTAAAACAATAGACCAACAACTGAACGACAAACAAATATTTCTAAGACATTATGATATAGGACAACAAAAAACAGTTTGTCCTGAGTGTTCCCATCAAAGAAAAAACAAACGAGACCTTTGCCTGTCAATAAATATTAATGAGGAAGGAGCAAGATGGCGATGCCATCATTGTTTATGGGAAGGTAATGCGTGGAAGGAATCATTAAAGAGACCACCCCAAATAAGAAAGGTTGCGCCCAAGAAGCCGGCAATCATACCCAACACCAAGAGTATAAAAGGCACGTGGGCAGAGAAGTTTTTTAATGAGCGCGGAATAACAACAGAATTTGCAGAGAAGTTTGGAGTGGGAATAGTCTCTCATTTTGTTAACAACAAACGTCAAGACTGCATAGCTTTTGTATACAAGAACGAAGAAGGCGTGCCAGTAAACATAAAGTTCCGAACGCCTGATAAACACTACGCCCAACTGCCTGACTGTGAGCGCATCCCTTATGGCATTGATTGTTTAAACGACTCAACGGACACGATCCTCATATGCGAAGGCGAGATGGACATGATAACTTGGAAGCTTATAACAGAAAATGTTATATCAATACCTGATGGTGCAAGTGATAGGAAGATGGATTGGTTAAGCACGTTTGACTTTAGTAAGTATAAAAGAATTTACCTTGCATTAGACAATGACGATGCCGGTATACAATGCAGAGAAGAATTAGCTAGAAGGATTGGCAGAGAAAGATGTTTCATCATAGCCTATCCTGATGGGTGCAAGGATGCCAATGAAATACTGTGTAAACTTGACAGGAAAGATTTAAAACAAAGCTTCTTTACTGCCGAGCCTTATCCTATAAAGTCTTTATATACTGCGAATGGATTTATGGAAGAAGGTTTGCAACTTTTTAGGGGGGGGTTGCGTAAGGGATTGTCTACAGGCATAGAGGGATTAGATGAAATATTTTTAGTGCGTCCATCAGAGGTAACTATATGTAGTGGAGTTCCTAACTGCGGTAAGTCAGAGTTCATAGATGCCATAGCTATAAACATGGCACGTATGCATGATTACAAGTGGGCAATATGTAGCTTTGAGAATCCTGTATCAGAGCATTTAAACAAGCTTGCAGAAAAGAAAGTAGGTAAACCTACAAGGGATGGGTTGACTCCGAAGATGGATGAAGAAGAATTACTAGATGCTTATGATTGGTTGGCACAACATTTCTTTTTCATTAGGTCAGAGGATGAATCACCTACGATTGATTGGTGTCTTGAAGCTTCTATTAGTTCTGTTCTTAGGTATGGTGTTAATGCAATTATCCTTGACCCATATAATGAGTTCGATCATCAACGCCCATCAGGCATGACAGAGACAGAGTATGTTAGTCAGATGATGAGCAAGATAAAACGTTTCTCGCAGACTTATGGTGTGCATGTGTTTTTCGTAGCGCATCCGGCAAAGATGCGTAGGTCTGCTGATGGTGAGTTCCCTTTAGTAGAGCCTTATGACATAGCCGGTAGTGCAAACTTTGCTAACAAAGCTGATGTGATACTGATAGTTGAAAGAGACTTCTCACAGGGAAGTAGGGATGTGAGGATACACACCAAGAAGATGAGGTTTAAACAGTCAGGAAGCTTGGGAAGCGTGGACTTAGAGTATGACCCTGTAAGCGGAAGATACTCTAAAGCCTTTGGCTACCCTACGATTTAGCTTTCTTTCTAATAACTTTAGTTTTAGATTTTTTAGTTGGTGCTTTACCACCCACCCATGCTTCGTTTACATCAGGTGTAGACAGGTCGTCAGCTACATACCTACCCTTGATTGTGCGTGTGCGCACAGGCTTGGATTCAGCTTTAGGTTTTGTCTGCTTTTTAGCAACTTCATTCCTAATTTTTGTAGCGGTTTTCTTACTTTTTTCTAAGATTTCCTTTACTTGTTTATCAGATGATTCCTCAACGACTTCTGCTTTAGACACAGGCTTCTCTATTATCCAATAGTGAAACCACTTTTTAAATTTACTAAACATCATAGTTTTTGCTCCTTAATATAATCTTCTATTAACAAAGTTCTCTCGTATTCATACGAGTTCTTCTCTACTTCATCATCTAGCACAGCATCCTCTTGTTCTTGCCACATTCTGAATAACTTATATACGTATTGTCTTGATACCCCTACTTCTTTTGCAATAGAGTTACCATTCATACCTTGTTCTCTTAGTTCTTTTATCTGTTCAGTACGCAACGTACCATCAATA